TCTTTGAGCAAAATGCCTGTCGAGTGTCTTATAGCTTTGGATACGGTCAATGCGATAAATGGTCGGAGAATTATCCTGTGGATTTTTGAAGTGCTTGTCCTTGTCGATGCCCTCAATAAACGCTGCCAGATAAAAATAATATTCGCTGAATAGGATACCTACCGGCTCGATGGTACGCACACGGGTCTCGCCGTCGTGGGTGCGGCAGTAGGTAATTTCCATGACATTGTGATTTTCTATTGCCGTACCGATTTCCCACAGGCTTTCGATAAACTTCCGGCCGTGCTGCGGCTCGACGTAGTGGAAACGCTCATTGCTGATGAGGTCTTTGACCTGATTCAACCGATCCAACGGTGTACAGGCCAGAATGAGCTTATCCAGAATCGGGAACATCTCTTCTTTTACCATCGAGCGGCTTTCCAGCAGAATTTTGCAGACGGCCAGAATCTCGCTGCTCGTCAGAAAGCGAGACAGGGTATCATCCAGCAGATAGCCGCCTTTTGCGGAGTTATACAGAATCTCCCGGCGCGGCTCGCTGTCTGCAAAATGATTCCGCAGCGTATCGAGGTCGCGCTGGATGGTTTTTTCGCTGACCCCAAAGCGGTCGGCAGTCTGTTGTTTGTTCAGCACGCCGCCCTGCACCAGTACTTGTTGGATATAGAGTATCCGCTCTAACCTATTATTAAACACCGTTCATTCTCCTTCTTGCCCATTGTAACACAGCACAATCACCACTGCAATTCTTTGTGGAAAGCTTTTGTCGTTTCACTGAAGCACAAAAAATTTTTGTTTCTTTTGTACAATTTCAGTATACAAAAAAAGATTGACATCCTGTCTGTCCATCTTCCAAAAAGTCAAGGTAGACTATTCTTAAATTGCCAACCTCTTTTGAAGCGATATGCACTGTTCATCAACTCATCCATGATTGTGTAAAACGCCCGCCGTGGTGAACCATATCCGCCAATCAACCCAATCACAAGCACAAGGTTCAGCGCAAATGCAACACTCAGTAGTACCATCAAGAATTTTTTCATACACTCTTCTCCTTTTATCACACAATCTTATCAGCTTTTCTAACCTCATTATAAAGATTTTGATGGACTGTATGTCTGTCCATCCTACGATAACCCACAAAAAAGGAACACGGTATTCGCAGAATTTACCGTGTTCCTTCTATCATCTTTTGCAGTTGGCACTTTTACAAAGCTCAACCTTGCGTTTTAGCCTCCTCCCGAATCTGCCTTTTATATTTATAATAGGTATTCCGAGCAAGTCCTGTCAGCTTCATGCACTCCACATCGTCCAATGTACCACCAAAAGCCTTACAATGGATGCGGATTTTCTCTTTGGCCGCTTTAGACTTCTTGGTTTCAAATCCAGTGCCTTTTTTACGTCCAACCTGTTTTCCATTCAGCTTTGCTGTTACAAGACCCTCACGAGTACGCTGGTGCAAATCTGCCACTTCTTTTTCAGACTGCTCAAAAGCCAACTTGATTTGCTCTTTTGCCAATGCCATCAGATACTCGTTGATTCCCTTTAAGATAAAATCCACATTGGTTCCTGTCATAGCAATGCTGCCAGACAGGGCCTTTTTGTACGTTTCGGTATCAATGTGATGCTCTTTCAGGAATACCAATCGGATACCTTTATTATAGAGACCCTCATACAGTGAAAATCCTTCTTCTGCATTTCTGGACATTCGAGAGACGGAATCGAACACCACAGTATCTCCCTCTTTCAGAATTCGATACAGCTTGCTCCATTCTGGCCGGAGGATGGAAGTTCCCGTATAGGCTTCCTGTACAATGTGAACTGTCGGGTATTCCGCCCTGATATTACGAATCTGACGGTCAATGCTCTGCTTTGCAGTGGAAATCCTGCAATAACCATAAATACTCATAGCCCTTCTTTCTATATCAAAAATGCCGAACGTCATTTTAGCTCCACCGATTTGCTAAGGCAAATCGGTTTCATCACGCTGTGATTGATACTTTTCTATACCCACGGCTTTTTTAATACTTTTTCCTGCGAGCCTTAGTCATCCCTCATAAACTTCAAAAGATTGTCTCCGTTGACGAACGGTTCGCGCCGTCCGTCACCTGCGATAACTTTTGAACTTTATAAGGAACGACACGGCTCGCTCTTATCAACGGTTCAGATACTGATTCATAAACTCTCCCACCGTCGCACAAGGCTTTTGATTTTTCTCTGCTCCTCTAAATGGGTCATAGCTCCAGTCCGTCTCTTCGTCGATATACCGCCGTCCGTCATCGGGTAGCTCCAACGGCTCTGCAAGAATAATCGTTCCCCAGTGATTGACCATGATAAATGGTGCAACCTCACAGGGAATTCCTAGGCAGTCATCATCATGCCGCACATCGTAGACATACAGACTATCCGGGACGGTATCTCTTTTGATGCGGAAGTTAGTGAATAATGCAGGCTTTCCGCAGACAGTGATTTCTTCATAGTGTTCGGTCATCGCACTGCAAGACATATAAATTTCTCCTTTATGCCACATTAAGTCGGGTAGCTTTATAGCAGTCTGCGCACATTCCTTCATGGGTAGCTGCAAACTCTGCGGCCTGCATGATGGTTCCGTCCTTCAGCTTGACCCGCTTAATAGGCTGGTTGCAGCGGGCACAGATGCAAGGGACTGGCGGCTGCTCCGGTTTTGGAGTAGTCGCGGCTTTCTGTTTGGGCGGCTTCTGGGAGTCATCCGCAGGCTGCGCAACATCATCCGGCAAATCCTCTCCGGCATAGACATACAGACCCAGACCAAACATGGCAAGGTTCTTGACCAGACAGCGCATGATGGCCTTGTTCACATCAAACATGGATGCAGCATCCACGGTGCGCTCCTCCATGCCGATTTTCTCTCTGCGGCGGGTCTGCGGGTTGTAATCCCACTTTGGCGTGGTATAGGTATACGGAACAGCTTTCATAGCTTTGTTGGAACTATCCAAAACCGGAAGCCACATTTCGTGCGAAATGCCCTCAATCGTAACTGTGGTGTATACCATGAAGCCGGTGATCGGGTCATAGACATAGGGCAGACCGTTGAATTTCTTGACCTCATAGCTTGCGTCAGGATAGAGTTTTTTCACCTCAGCCCATGCATAGGCCCAGCTTACATATTTCAGCTCGGTGTTGCCGGATTTCTTGACTTCCAGATGGTCTTTGAAGTCAACGGCAGATAATTTTACGAATGGATTATCGGTTGCCATAAAGATACCTCCATGAAAAAAGACGGCAGGAAAATCACTTCCTGCCGCCATAAACCATAAACTTATGCCGCATGAACAATGGTGAATCTGCGGCTACTCACATTTTTGCTGTACTGGTTGAAAATATCGGGCTGTTCTTTCTTCAAACGCTGGGAATCCACACGCTTGCTTTCGGAGGATACCCACGATACCTTATAGCCCGGTGCTGTGCCATAGGCAGCATCCTGCATTTTCAGTTTGACCTGTTGCTCGATAGCCGTTTTCTCCTGTTCCATCTGCTCGATTTGGTCAGAAAGCTCCTGCCGCTTGTCCAGCAGACCACGCAAAAAGGTCAGGTCTGCATTTTTGTCACGGTCGTCCACTTCGTACATTTGATTGATCTGCTGGGTATCACCCTCACTGCCGTTCGGTGCAGGAGGAATATGAGGCACGACATAGCGCATCCAGAAAAGTTCCTCCTTATCGATCAAATCGGTAAGCACCTGCTTATCGGTAACGATTTTGTGGATGATAAGCTCTTTTCCAAGGATCAGAGCCGCCACATACCAGCAGTCGAATCCGCTGACAGCGAGGTAATGGTCAACCTGCGCCAGATAATGCGCCGGAATCTTGCCATTTGCCCACTTATCTGCGGAAAACGGAGATACCGTTTTGCACTCCAAGCCAGCCTTCTGACCAACGATTAGACGATCAAAATCAGCCAGAAGAAGAGGATGCTCTTCACTCTGGTAAATGGCATTTGCTCTGCGGACTTTCAAGCCGGTTTCTTCGGAGAAACGCTGTGCTACATAATCCTCCAAGTCACGCCCCTGCCGCATGGCCTCGTTGTCGATGTCCTCAATGGTATCGCTGATTTTATCGTGGTAGATCTGAAATGCGGAACGATAGGGGTTCACGTCCAGAATCGCACCAGCATCCGTTCCAGTGATACCGCACTTGCGATAACGCAGCCAATCCTCTTTGCTCAAATTCAGCGTAGATACAAGACGTTTCATGCAATATTCAACCTCTCTTTCATGTGCTCTTCTGTAATGGAGAAATCGTATTCCACCAAGTCTTTCAGAATCGTGGAAAACTCATCCACTAAGGTACGGTCATCGTCCAGCCACAGTGCATACAGAAAATCCAAGATATTCCGCTGCACCCGCAGATGGTTCCAATAGCGTTCGTCCAGCTTGTTTTCGCTGGCAAGGTCGATCAGTGCACTTGCAATGGTGCTCTTGATCGTGATTTCGTAGGCTAGAGAAACCCGCATTTCGGGCGGAACGTTCTCGGTTTCTTTCAGGAACTCAGAAAATTCGCGGAAGATGCGGTTGTTTACATCGTTCATAGCAGCCTCCTTTATGCTGCGGCCAGCACCATCTTATAGGCGCGGTCGATCATGGGATTGCCCTCTGCGGTACGCAGGAACAGATTTTCGTTGTAGTTTCGGGTCTTGCGGATGGGGTCTGCATGGGTAGCAAAATCCGATACGGCGTTGATGAACCGCCATCCGTTCTTGCCGACCCAGGACAGGTCAGGAGCATTGTAATAGCGTGCCTTCAAATCTTCCTGCAAGCGCAGGTTATTCTTCCGCTGGCCATCGGACAAGTCCTCGGTAACGGGGAAAAACTCATTGATGAACTCCTATACCTTGCGGTCGGACAGCTTGATATTGGTCAGGTCATAGATGCCCTTACCAAGCTCTGCCATATAGCTATTGGCAAGCTGCAAAGTCTCACGGGCATCCTGTACCCGGAGCAGAACGTTTTCGGTGTGCTTTGCCGTCCAGATGCGCTTTGCAGAACCGAGAGCCAGATTCAGGGTGTTCTGGCAGACCACCCGAACAGGGGTCATGGCAACTTTGACACCAGAACTGCCATCATGGCTGTTGAAGAACACAAGATATGGGGTCACTTCATCTCCTGCAATGATGTACTTCTCCGGCAGCTTTGCCAGCATCCAGACCTTTTTGCCGCCCTGCAAGGAGCCTGCGGTTTCGTAGGTCACACCCTCGCCCAGCAGATCGTCGGTGAACTGGAATGCTTCCTCGTTCTGCACGATGCGATAGCGGTCGGACACCACACCGAGAACGGCATTATCGGTGCTACGGACGTTGGCACGGTAGCCGGGAATCACAGCACCATTGCCGGAGTAGATGTTGCGGCTTTCGACCTGCCAATCCAGACCAGCCAGTTCTAAGGCTTCACGACTTGCAGGCGCATCCATAACGATGCGGCCAAGGCCATGCCAAGGGGTCTCACGGACAGAAAACATGGTTTCAACATTTGCGGGCATAATAAATTCCTCCTGTTTTTTGATGGATAATTATTTCTTTTCGAGTTGATGTGCGGTCCAGATGATGAGTG